AATCTGCGTCCTGTTTTCCAATCTATAATTTCAGCAGTGTTCTCGTTGGGCTGAGTGATCAAGTCGATTGTACCTTTAATAGATAATTGTCCTTCTAGTGGCCCATCTTTAGTCTTATACTTAAAATGTGCCCAAGGCTTATCTATGGTAATATCAAACCTTTGTTCAGGATACAGAATGTTTCTTTTTCTAGGATCAAACATTCCGTCCTCGTAATTGATAGCCTTGTATGTCCACTTAGAACAATCTCTAGCGTCTGTTGCTGTCCACTTATGATGACTAAAGGCTGTTGTATAGTATGTATAAACAGAATCTATAATTGCATCTAGATCATAATTATTTACATCTACCTCTCCCACAATATCGTCTACAAAAGTTTTATCTTTCTTTTGTTGGTGAAATTTTACAAAAGCTAATATTTCTAGTACTTTATGTACAATAGTTCCTTTGTCTGCCTTCTTATTAGAAGGAGATCTATATCCCATAACATAGTCAAACAGATATTGCTGCTCACACATATTATGAGTATTATAGGAGGAACTTCGGAAATATGTAATTATAATGGTAACACCCCTTTTTCTTGGAGGAAGGTTTTGATGATTTGATTCCGTTCGTCGATACCCATCTCTTGACTATCAACAACCAAGTCAAAATTAGAGTAATCATAGTTTTTGGCATCCAATGCCACTTCGCTTGCGTGTGATGATGTAAACAGGTCTCTATTTAGTTTAATCACTAAACCATCGAACTTTTTAACTGTCTCTACCTCATTAGGAAATCTACAGTCCGCAATAATAGCAAGGCTGTATCTGTCTTTTATAATAGACCTCATAGTGGCATTAGCCCATACGTTATGTTGCATTTTTCTAAATATATCTGTACCGACATATTGCAAGACTTCTCTAGCCGACATACAAATATCTGTATCAGGCCAAAGACAATCTACTAATTGATTTTTTTGATCGTCAGTACCATAGCACTGATTGTAATTGATACCAAATATATCCATGCACATTTGTTTTAAACTATCTGCAAAGTTATATATACGTGCTTTTCCATAGTCATGAGTAGATTCATATTGTTTTACTAGGTATTCAGCAGAAGTAGTTTTACCAGATTGCTTTCTACCCGCAAATGCTATAATCATAAGTTCGCCTCTATATACTGTTTAATTTCTTTTTGTATTTCTTCGTTGCTCATCTCCCCAATATCTGATTTAGAGATTTTAGGGAAAAATAATCTATAAGTATTTTCGCACTTCTCTTTAATTTCCTCTGCTGCTTTGTGTCCTGCTTCATCATTGTCTGTAATAATAAACAGAGTCATAGCACCAGAAGAATCTAAGATCAGTTTTTGTCTGTCGCTTAGATTACATCCAAAGATACCTACGCTATTGTGTATTCCGTTTTCTTCTAGTCTCCATACATTACCGGGACTTTCTACAATGATTGCATAGTTGTCTTTTAGAATATGTTCTTTAGCATACCAAAAATTATAAAGATGATTCTGAGACTTAAAGCCAAGACTATGTTTCCATTTAGAATATAACCATGTCTTTTCTTTATCTGGACACTGACCATTAGGATTATGGAAAGCCCCACAAATATCACATTTATTATAGATACTTCTACCAGTTGCTCCTACTAGGTATTGCCCAGAGTCATCGTATATAGGAACCACAACTCTGCTATACATGGGCTTTTTAGGATTACTACAAAGTCCTACATCATACTTTTGTAAAGCATCTTTAGAGAAGCCTCTATCTACATAATATTTTGCTGGTATATCAATATTGCTTATTGCTGATTCTCTAGGAATCTTTTTTTCGCTTAAAGGCTTAACCGCTAGATTGTTAACAATCCTAGAAAAATTAGTCTTGTCTGATCTTAGTTTAATGTCGTCTAATTGACCGTCTAATTTATCAGACACTATGCTTTCGGCAAAAGACATTACTTCTGGGAATGGTGCAATCTTATCTCCTTCTTTTTCCCATCCGTATTTCTGTGCCGACAGAACACCTCTAATAAAGCCTAATATAGAACCTTTAAAAATCTTTTCACATTGATGAGTTCTACATTTCCAGTTGCCTCTATATGTGTCTCCTTCATAATATAAATTTAGAGCAGAGTCATTATCTCCACCATGAATAGGACACGCCATTGTTATCATCTTTCCATTATCTCTGTATTCGTGCAGATCTAATGCAGCTAATAACTCTTCTATATTATCACATAAAGCATCACAAATTGCTTTTAACTGATGCTGATTATGCGAAGGGGATTTCTTCTTTGTCATCATTGTCTACTACAAATCCTTCATCTTCATTGGAACTACTATTGGCTACTTCAAGTTTGGTTTTGCCTTCTGTAATTTTGGCACACCAACCCTTCATATTACAATTAATATAATCATTATCATCAAGACCACCACCATGCCTACTGATAATAGGAATAAGTTTTCTATTGCCAGAATTGGGGCCATCTTCTGATATTTCTTCATCGCTCTTTCTTTTAAAGATTGTGAAGTTGCTACAAAGCCAGATGATTCTATCTGAACCACTAGCTGTGTCTGTGCTTTCTTTTGTGATACCATCCCTATTAAGCTGAATAAATCCAACAATAGGAATTTTGTATTTCGTCGCAAAATTATGTAGGCTAGTCATCATGAATCCGAGCAGTTGATACTCTTTCATATCTCCTGACAAGCCTTGTGTGTCCATCAGTTTTAAGTAGTCATAAAATATTACGCACTGTTTCGCAGTTCCATCATCATTCAAACCAACATCTTTTACCAACCATCTTTTCATAATAGATATCTGTTCATCAAATGGTTTGCCAGCAATAGATTTGTGATAAAATTTCATATCAGCGATCTCTGCTGCTGCCTCTTTTACTTTTGTCAAAGAAGCATGAGAGTCAGCGAATTTGCCTGTCTCAATTTTATTGATTTCTATTTCGGTCATCATGGCTATAAGTCTGTTTATATGGTCTGTTTTTGTCATCTCTGTGTCCATATTTAAGACAGGGATGCCTCGTTTAGCTATATTTAAACCCATGTTGTCAGATAGCAGAGTTTTACCTGTTTTAGGGCGAGCAGCAATTACATTAATTGTACTTGTTCTCAAACCTCCTCCAATAGCCTGATCATACACAGGGAATCCTGTGGGAATACCTACTTGATCTATAGGATTGTCTTGTAGTTCTTGGAGATATTCTTCTAACCCTTTAGACATTTGTTCAGGAGCCGCATCATCATTGCTGATCAGATTAGTAAAATCAAATATCGGATCTTCTGCTAAAGATATAATATGTGATACAGACTCTGAGCCATTGATACTATTAATGCTTTTCTGTGCATCTCTAAGCTGGTCTTTTAGTAGTCTTGCTATTTTAAGTTTGGTTATCTTAGCTGCAAACTTCTTGACATTGTCTTTGTGTATTGGAAAATTTAATACAGCTTGTAGATGTGTGAGTTCATCTTTCTTATTAAAATAATCTTCATATCCCAATTCTTTTGCCTGAGATAGGATAGATGCTAGATCAATAGCAGGAACATTTTCTTCACAGAGATTTTTAACACACTCAAAGATTAGTTTGTTGCTGTCTATAGTAAAACATTCAGTATCAATAATATCAGCAATTTCCAAATAAATATCGTCAGCGTATTTGCAAATCCCTGATAATACTGCTCTTTCAGCAGACGTATCATCAAGACTCATTCATCAACCTCCAGCCTGAGAACAGGTATTACATTTATATCTTGTTGCATCATGTACCAATGCAGGATTTAGACTGTCCGACTTCCCACAAGACCGACACGTTACATTTATAGTAGTGTATGACCTAGTTCTTGGCGAGGGTGGTTGTACGCTAAGTTTCTTGTCAATAGCCACATCATCCCTAAACATATTTCTTTCTGGCATACTATCAAACTTGTTAATAGAAGTCGTCTTAGTTGATGTTGTCTTTCTGTTTCTTGCTGTGCTAGACTTCTTACGAATAGTATTTTTCTTTGTTTGTCTCTTTTTAGCAGGCTTGACCTCTTAAGTTT